AGAGGCATGGGCGCGGCAACAAAGGGCGGTAATTTTACTGTAAGCTAAAACATATAGGGGGGAAGAGTGTTACCAGAATTGATGGCGGCTAACGCGGCCTTCGCGGTTATCAAGCAAACCGTTGCCAATTCTGGAGATTTGCTAAAAGCGGGTAAAGCGATAAGTGATTTCGTTAACGCAAAGGACACTCTCCAGAGAAAGGGAAACAAGAAAAAGCACGGACTGTTTCGCGACCCAAACCAATCTTCTGACATTGAGGAGTTTATGGCTTTAGAAACTCTCAAGTCGAAAGAAGAAGAGTTGAAACAGTACATGATATACTGCGGTAGGCCGGGTCTATGGCATGATTGGATAAAGTTTCAGGGCAATGCTAGGAAGGAAAGGCAAAAACAGATTGAATTAGCCAAGAGACAACGGGAAGAATTGGTGCAGATAATTGGTATTATACTGGTCTTGTGTGTTGGTGTTCTCGGTATTGTTTGGCTTGTCTGGTTTGCTTCAGTATTGAAGGGGATGTAATGGCAAAAGGTAGCACAGCAACTAAAAGAGACCCTAAAAAGTGGGCGGCGGCAAAGGCAAGAGCCAAAGCAAAGATGGGTGGAAAACATTCGGCACGGGCTATGCAACTTGCTGTAAAATACTACAAGGACTCTGGTGGAACTTACTCTGGAAAGAAGAAGTCATCTAACAAGTTGTCAAAGTGGTCAAAGCAGAAATGGAGAACCAAGAGTGGTAAGAACAGCACAATCGGTCCAAAGGCAACGGGTGAACGCTATTTACCTACGAAGGCGATTAAATCTCTCTCCTCAAAGGAATATGCCGCAACAACAAGGGCAAAAAGAAAAGGGACGAAAGCAGGAAAGCAGTTCGTCAAGCAACCAAAAAGGATAGCAAAGAAAACAGCGAAGTTCCGTAAATAGAGTATGTGTTATCGCCGCATTAAGAAGGCACACCGTCAACACAAAAGCACCTCAGTTTCCGAACGGGGAAGGTTGACAAAGATAAAACGCATCAAGGAAAGGCGCGAAGAACAAGACTATGCTATAGAAAGTATTAGAGAATGGCTACATCAGGAACAGCTACGTTCAATCTTGATATCCACGAAATAATAGAAGAAGCGTATGAACGTGCTGGTTTAGGCCGTGCGTTTTCAGGAAGCGATTTTCGCACTGCAAGGCGTTCCCTTAATCTTTTGTCTCAGGACTTTGCAAACAGAGGTATAAATCTTTGGACGATAGAAGAAAGCACATTGTCCCTAACTTCTGGAACAGCAACATATACATTACCAGCAGATACTGTAAGTATCCTTGACCATTCAATAAGAGAAGGAACAGGTTCTTCGCAGTCTGACTTAGCTATAACTAGAATGAGTCTCGGTGAATATGCCTCTCTTTCATCAAAAAATTCAGATGGCAGACCAGTAAAAATATACGTTGAAAGATTGGTATCCGCACCGAAAATTACTGTTTGGCCTGTGCCAAATAACAATAACTATACACTAGTATATTACCGCATCAGAAGAATTTACGACACTGTGAATGGTTCTATTACGCAATTTGATGCGCCAACAAGGTTTCTTCCAGCTATAGTTGCTGGTTTAGCATATCAACTAGCATTAAAAAATCCTGACACAGCGGACAGGGTAGCTATGTTAAAACAGATGTATGAGGAGGATTTTGATTTAGCGGCTACTGAAGACAGGGACCGTTCAGACTTTAGGATAGTGCCAAGCATTACATGAATTATATTACAAGCAATATCCCATATTTTAAAACGTGGGTAAGGCGTGAATACACAACTAACTTTGATAGATATCATGGAGAGTTTTTGCATGGCATGGCGATAGCTGTGACAACTCTTCCAATGAGAACCTTGACCTTTCAAATTTTATTTACTGGTTGTGAAAATGAAGAAGAAAATGTGCATGGTGGTGCAATGTGGGCAAGGATGCCTCTCACTGCCCTCGTAGGTGATACGCCATTTGAAGAGTGGCCTGAACCAATGCCGACTGAGTTAGCCCAACCGTGGGACTGTCAGTCACATCATCATTCTGTGTTTGTTCTTAACAGGGCCACACCATGTCCTTGGCAAGCAAAGATAGATGGGAATTTTTTCCCTGCAAAGTATTACTTTACTATCGACTATACAGACACAGAGGTAGCGGACGACCCCGCCCAACACAAGCAAAGTCATGTGCTTGAGTTGATGGATGCGGGACCGTGGACAGGGAATATTGTAGCCCTGCCAAACAATCGGGTTCGAGTAACAAATCCAGCGTGGTTTGCTACAGGAGAAGGACCGCCGGACTTCAGGCCAAGCCAGTGGGTCCATCACTCTAAACAAGACCCTAACTATGTGAATGATACTTCACGGGTTTTCAACAACCTTTATGCGGAGACAGATGATGAAGAAGATGAAGAAGAAGCCTAAGGGCATGATGCGCGGTGGCAAGACAATGATGTCCAAGGGAATGAAGCGCGGTGGCAAGACAATGATGTCTAAGGGCATGAAGCGTGGCGGCAAAATCATGGGTATGAAAGCTGGCGGTAGCACCAAGATGCCAATGGTAATGAAGGATGGAAAGAAAGTTCCAGCCTTTACCGTTGATGGCGTGGGCAAAATGAAGAAGGGTGGACCCACAAAGAAGGCCGCTAAGAAGGTGTCTAAGACTAAGAAGCAACAGGCCGCAATAGCTATTGCCAAGAAGAAGGCTAAGAAAAAACCCGCAAAGAAAATGATGTACGGCGGCAAGACTAAGAAGTAGTAATGGCTAGATATGCTTCGGGTAAGAAATCTGTTGCTTTATGTGACCGCTGTGGACAACAGTATCCATATCAAGATTTAAAGGAACAGATAGAAAACAAAAGACCTAATGGACTTAGGGTTTGCCCACCGTGCTTGGACAAAGACCATCCACAGCTACAGTTGGGCAGACAAAGAATTGTTGACCCGCAAGCATTGCGTCACCCAAGGCCCGACAGAGTTGAGCCAGCAAGTAACATCATAGCCTTTCAAACTCTGTATCCGCATACCGCTGGAGAAAACAGATTCTCTCTTAGTGGGATTAACATATCTACTAGCTTCAATATGACTACGGCTGGTAGCACATCAATAACTACGCCTTCTGCCAACTTTAGTTCTGCATTTGTTCAGACAACCGCAGGTGCTGTTGTATCTTCAGCAACCACATACAATGTCTTTGTTCAGTCAGGTTTTACAGGATATGGCACTGGCAATAGATACTTCTTTGCTGGTATCAGTGGCCCTGCACCAACCCTCACTCTTAACGAGGGAAGCACATACATATTTGACCAGTCGGACAGTAGTAATGCTGGTCACCCACTTAGATTTAGTACAACACCAAATGGAACTCATAACGGTGGGTCAGAGTATACAACTGGCGTAACAGTTGTTGGAACTCCGGGCAATGCTGGTGCTTATACACAGATAGCGGTAGCTTCGAGTGCGCCAACTTTATATTACTATTGCACTAATCATGCAAACATGGGTTGGGTAGCACACACCCCACCCGGCACCACAGAGAACCTAGTAATAGTAACGGTGACAAACACTGGTAGCGGTAATGCGTTCCGTCACAATCAACAAACTGTTGGTGTTAGCGGTGTAGATATAAATGAGGGAGAGGCATACATATTTGACCAGTCAGATTCATCGAACTCTGGTCACCCTCTAAGATTTTCAACAACAGCGGGTGGTTCGCATTCAGGTGGTTCCGAATACACAACTGGCGTTACCGTTGTGGGAACACCGGGTTCCGCTGGTGCGTATGTAAGAATCTTAGTAGCCGCCAATGCGCCTACACTTTACACATACTGCACAAATCATTCATTGATGGGATATAGGGTTAACACCGTATGAATTATACATCTCTTGTACAAAACATTAAGGACTTTATGGAAGACGATGGCACGGAGTTTGCAAACTCTATTGATACCTTCATCGACCTTACCGAACTACGCCTGTCTAGGGACTTAAAGATACCAGCCTTTCGGCGCAGACAATTATCTGCGTTTTCTCAGAACGACCCGTATCTCACTATGCCCACAGATATGGTAACTCTTGAAAACTTACAGACAAAGGTTGGGTACACATCTGGAAATACTGGTTCACATGTAAACCTTCTTTTGCGTTCTGACGAGTTTATGACAGAGTTTTGGCCTGACAGGTCAGTAACAGGAATACCAGAGTATTACGCATACTTTGATGATGCTACTATATATGTAGCACCGACTCCCAGCAGTAACATTCCAGTAGAGATTAGTTACCGCCGCCGTTTACCCGCACTGTCTTCAAGCAATCTGACTAATTGGTTGACCGACAATGCGAGTGACGCACTCCTGTATGGAAGTCTCCTTGAGGCGTCAATGTTTAATAGAAACGCAGGATTGCAACAAGGGTACTTATCTATGTACCAAGCCGCAGTTCAGAGGATTACCGAAGAACAGCAACAACGCAACTCAGTCGATAATTTTTACATGAGAAACGAGGGTTAATAAAATGGCAACAGCAAACGCCGCAACTTCCTTTCTGGAGTACAAAGTTCTGGATTTTATATTCAAGAACAACTCCAGTTCATTCGCTACACCGGGCGACAACATTTATGTTGGCCTAGCTACCGCAGTATCTAACTTCAATGACACTACTGGTGAAACTGGCAACGCCGTTATTACTGAAGTGAATACATCCACTCAGGATTCTAACTATCAACGCAAGCAGGTAAACGCCGCAGGATGGACTCCACAGGCAATTAGTGCCGACACTCAGAACATTACTAACGCCGGGAACATTGAGTTTGACGCTTCAGGTGGACAAGCAAACTACACTGTAACACACGCATTTATCGCGACTCACCAAACAGATGCCCCTGTAACATTTGGCTCTAATGGTAACGTGTTGTTTGTCGGTACGCTTAACACAGCAAAAACAATCCAGTCGGGTGACATTTTCCGCATCAACGCGACAAACCTTACTATCGAGTTGAAGTAATGACACTGGTCATCAAGGACCGAATTAAAGAAACAAGCACCACCACTGGCACTGGAACATATACCCTCGCTGGTGCAGTAACGGGCTTTGAAACATTTGGAGAAATAGGTAATGGCAACACTACCTATTACACTTGTACAGATGGCACNGANTTTGAGACTGGTGTAGGAACGTACACCGCTTCAGGCACAACCTTGGCGCGGACGAATGTNCTTCAGTCAAGTAATTCGGATAACCCTGTAAACTGGACATCAGGCACACGCACCATTTTCTGTACGTTGCCAGCAGAGAAGATGGTGTTTAANGATGCGAGTGATGTAGTTCAGGGCTTTACAGAACAAGACCCGAATGCGTTGGCATTCGCAATAGCATTGGGATAGAAAAATGGCTAACGAATTTAAAACATTCACACAAAGAGATATAGACGATACTAGTGTGACTCTTTACACCTGTCCCTCTAACACACAGACAACTATTATTGGTTTGAATGTAGCGAACATTCTTTCAGTTTCCATTACGGTCAGCGTTGAACTTTATGACGGCGGAGGTAACGACCCTACACATATTGTAAAGGACGCTATAGTTCCAGTGGGTAGTAGTTTGGTGGCTGTTGGCGGTGACCAAAAGATTGTAATGAACGCTACAGACATTTTAAAGGTTAAAGGTTCTCAGGCAAATTGTTGTGATGCAATCGCTTCTGTATTGGAGATTACCTGATGGCATTAAGTACAATAGGTGCAAATCAAATAGCCTCTTTACCCGCTAGTTCCGTAGGTTCGAGTCAGTTAGCAAGCGGTGCAATCACTTCTGCTTCCATGCCCGCTGGTTCTGTTATTGCCGCAGAGTACGTCCGTAAAACAGACCATCAAACTTTTACCTCTACCTCTTTTGCAGATGTAACAGGTCTTGCAATTACAATGACACCTGTGTCTGCAAGCAGTAAATTTCTTGTTACTGCTTCTGTTCATTATGGCACATATCACTGGGCGGCAGGGGGTGCTTATTTTGGGGTGTACGGAAACTCCACTTTGATTGCTGGAAGCGGGTCTGTGGTTTGGTTGGTTGACTTTGGTTCAGACGCAACTAATGCACAACAGGAAAGTCGTCAGTACTTTGCCCAAAGATTGTGGTCGCCTAACACATCCTCTGCAATACAATTTAAAGTTCAAATGGCAAATGGAAGTAGCGGTTATAATGGTTACGTTAACAGAAACTATGCCAGCAGTACTGGTCAAGGTTCTGANGGTGAGTGTTATTTAAGTGTTTTGGAGATTGCTGGATAATGGCATACATCGGCGCACAACCAAACAAAACACTGACAAAGACAACTAGTCAATCCTTCAACGGCACAGGTTCGGCAACCTCGTTTACACTTAATCGCGCTGTAAATAGTAGTGAGGAGTTAGAGGTATTTGTTGACAACGTGCAACAGGAACCCGGTTCTGGTAAGTCATATGTAGCATCGGGAACTGCCCTGACGTTTGATGAAGCACCGCCGTCTGGCACAGGAAATGTGTATGTTATCTATCGTGGTTTGGCAGAGGTGACAACACGGCTAGAAGCACCAGACCTTTCTATTACAACTGCGAAGCTGGCAGACGATGCTGTAACTACAGCAAAAATTGCAGATAATGCTGTGACTGCGGCTAAATTATCTACGGGGTCTGTGATACAAGTTGTGCAAGATGTATCTACAACTTTGTTTGGCCCAACTTCTGGAGGCGGCTCGTATCAGGATACAGGTCATAGTGTTACTATTACACCCAGTTCAAGTTCTAACAAGGTTATGTTTACGTACAGTGCAATGGGCATAATCAAGGGCTGTAATCATGGCGGCATAAGGCTATTGAGAGGCACAACTGATATTCATCGACATGAATTTTATTCAAATGACTCGTCATATTGGCAAGCATACAACTTTGGTTTTAGCTATTTAGATAGCCCCAACACTACTAGCGCGGTCACTTATAAGATTCAAGCATGGGCGCAAACTTTAAGTGCCACACAGCAACTTAGAATTAATTATCAGTCCACTGCAACCGGAAACCCAAATGCTATTTGTTTGGCTCAGGAAATAGTAGGTTAGGAGTTTGGAATGCCATTAAGCAAAATTACATCTGCGGTTATGCCTACTGGCTCTGTTTTGCAAGTGGTGTCAAATACATCAACTGATGTTGCTGTACAGGACCAAACAACCTATGCTGATATTCCGTTTGCAACTGCAACAATTACTCCAACATCAACAAGTAGCAAAATATTAATTCAATACTCGTTTGGTATGATGGGTGGTACTAGCACTCAAGTTGGATGTCTATTTAAACTGTTAAGAAACAGCACTGAGGTTGGGCAGGGGTCTGGCGCAGACGATATTAATGTATTTAACCATCATTACTATGCCTCAACATCTTTTTACGCCCCAAGAAGTCATGCGTTTATTGATAGTCCTAATTCTACCAGCGCATTAACTTATAAGATGCAATGGAAAGTTATCACAGCAGGGGCTGTAACATGGTATATAAACAGGCGAGGCTCGAATAATTATTCTCGCTCTTCGTCAACTTTTTATCTAATGGAAATAGCTGGATAATGGCATATATAGGCGTAGACCCAAACATAGGTGACATAACCTTTCAAAGGTTTACTGGCAACGGAAATGACACGACATTTACGTTAACGCAAAGCGTTGTAAGTGGTGAGGCGTTGATTGTAACAATCGGTAACGTAGTGCAAGAGCCGGGGGCAAATAAGGCATATACAGCGCAGGGTACAACACTAACTTTCTCTGCCGCACCAGCTAACGGAGATGTAATTACTGTACGCTTCTTTGGTCGTGCTGTTGACCAACCTCTCAGCTACGCGATGGCGTTGTTCAAGTTTGTAGCGACAGCAAACCAGACCGCGTTTACAGGTGCGGACGCTAACGGTGCGGTACTATCTTTTACCGATGTAGATGTATATTTAAACGGCGTACACCTAGATACCACAGACTTCACCACCAGTAATGGTGATACAATTACACTTGGTTCTGGCGCGGCTGTAAATGATGAATTAGTCATCCGCGCCTTCCGTGCTTTTACTGCGGCTGATACAGTCAGCAAATCTAGCGGCGGTACATTTGCGGCAGAGATTACCGCGCCACAGTTTCAAACTACAAACACGACTGTTGACACGGCTGTATTCCGCACCAATGGACAAAGTGTAAGTGAGAACACCACAATAGCGTCAACTAAAAATGCATTAGCGATTGGTCCGTTGACCATAAGTTCATCAACTACAATTACCGTCAATGGTAATCTGACAATATTGTGAGGCACAGATGGCTTCTATATTAAATGTAGACCAGATAAAAAATGCGGCAGGTACAAGTGCATTAACGATTGATAGTAGTGGTGTAGTTACACCATCTGCTGGATTTGCTAATAGTGCAACGGCTACATTTTCATCTAATTCCAATACTATACTGTTAACATCAAATGGTATACCTAGTTGGGCAAACGAAATAACGCTTTCTTTTCGTGGTGTATCTTGGACAGCAAACAGTAACAACCTTTTATTTAGAGCATATGTTGGAGGAAATGTAGTTACAACAAACTATGTATATACGTCTCATTATAATACTACAAACAGTATTACAGTTTCTGACCGCACGGCAGGAAATGATGGTGGCTTTTCTTTTTATGGTTGGAATGCGGCAAGTAATGAAATGAATGGAACCGTAACATTTAATCACGTTCAGAATTATACTTATATAGTAAATGGCTTTTCTACAACTCATACTGCTGGTGACTACCTTAATAGGTTTAGTGGCACAATTACCCTTTCTGGTCCTATAAGTGGAATAGATATGACAAATGGTAGTAACTTTGATGCTGGCACAGCCAGAGTTATCTGGAGATAAGAAAGCAACATGTCAACATTATTTGTAGATACGGTAAACGAGAAAACCACAAACAACGGGGTGTATATTCCGGGTCATGTGTTGCAAGTTCAACAAACAGTTTTTAAGGACAGCTTCTCAAGTTCCATTGGTCCTGATTTTGTGGAAGTTACAGGGTTGAGGTGTAATATCACACCTAAGTCAACTAGTAGTAAAATTTTAATAAGATTTTCTTTATGTATATCATCACAGTACTGGCAGGTAAGGGGAAGAATTTTAAAAGATGGCAGTCCTCTTGACGATGCATTAGGTAATCAACGCGGTTCTAATAGAAAACGAGTTTCGTATAATTATGTTAACTACAATAATGGTGATTCAACTACTGTTTATGATATGACGGGAATTCCAGTTGAACATTTAGACTCTCCTGCCACCACTAGTGCTATTCAATACAGTATAGATATTGGCGGCTATAACACAGGTTATGCTGTCTATGTTAATAGAAGCCATACCGACACTGATGCAACCACTTATTATGGCACTCCTATTTCAACAGTCACTTTAATGGAGATTGGCGGATGACCAGCATATTAAAAGTCACCGAAATCCAAGACCCAACGAACTCAAATACTGCACTAACAATTAACAGTAATGGTCTTGTTACACCTAAGGCTGTAGCAAGCCCAGCCGCCTTTCAAGT